ATGTTGTTGTTCTCCTTTTAATATAATTATTCTTTTGGTTTTTCATAAGTTAGCGCTTGTTCGCTATCACTGAAACCTTGTGTTGTAGGATCGTTAACTATCCCTAACAATCCAAGTAATAAAAAAACAGCATCGACAACATTATTAATGTTGGTGCTGAATAATTCTGTATTTAGGTTATAACCAAACAATACAGATACTTGCTTCACTAATAGCAATAGACCAGCTATAAATGCTATTACAAAGCGTTTATTCTTAAAACGTACTTTCCAATTTATCATTTGTTCCACCTCCTTTCCTAATTTGTCGGCCATGCGTCGCTCGTTAAATATGAGATAGAGCTTACTCGTATATCTCCAATATCTCTATCAGTTGGTACAGGGTCTGTAAACTGGAATCTTAGTTGATTATAGTCTCCATTTCCACCTAAATACCATGTTCCATAAGAAACGCCTTTATCATTATATATATTACCAATAAGTGAAGCTTCAGCTCTATATCCTGTTGGAATCCCACCATTTTGAATAATATAACAATTTCGTTCTCTATCAGAACCCTGTAGAACATATCCTGCTCCACCACGTCTGACTATCCCGAACCAACCCCATGAAAGCCCGCCAAATTGATAAGATACAACATTGTTAACACGTCTTATTTTGACAAATGAGTTACCTAGTTTTGATACAGAAGGAAGTATTTTCCACCCAGTATCACCAATCAGAACCTCCCAGCCAGTGTTTCCTGTTCCAGTTTTCTTTATCCATTTTAAAGCACCGTTAGTTACCGCCTCGTCAACATATGTCGTTCCAACAGGTGCTGTAACTACTCCATTCGGCATTCCTCGTCCATGAATTTCCCACTGTTTCGCTTCTAGAACTTTTAAGCGGTTGTCTAGTTCGGTTGTGTTTCCTGTGTTTCCGGTGTTGGTTGGTAAATATCTTTGAATTGTTTTATTTGTGATTAATTCAATATTATCACTATCTCCAAATTCATAATCAGGAGTATATCCTTCTGGAATTGCTTTAGCTAACGTATATAAAGCTAAATCTAATTCAGTGAAAGTAAAACGACCTCTGTAAATTTTACGTTCATTAGCATTAACGAATACTCTCCCGTATAATGTATCATCACTTTTACTTCCTTTTGCTATTTGTGAATATTCACGAGCGTTGTTAAATCCTGTAAAGTAAAAGGGAGAATCTGCTTTATTTAATTTAAAACTTATCTCTCCTTGTAAGTTTTCTATTTGTTTTTTAGTTGCAAAATCATTAGTGTCAACATTCCCACTAGATGTTATATAATCTTGATAATTTCTATTTGTTAGAATGTCAACACGTTGATTTTCATCTTTATAGTTATAATTATCCGGAAAAATCTTAGCTAATGTATACATCATATCTTTAAAATTTGTAAAACCATTTTTACGGTACACTTTAGTTTCTGTTGCGTTTTTGTAGATATCTCCTATATATGTTTCTTTAGCTTCTTCGCTAAGTCCTGTTGTTACTTCATTGAAATATTCTTCAACACCTTTTTCATTTGTTGAACTTCCCAAAACACCACGGGTTGCACTTACAAAAGTATCTAAATCAACGTATTTCTCTTGACCTTCTTCATTTAAGAAAGCCTTTCTAAGTTGTTCTTTAGTAACGAGGTTGTCAACTGTTGGTTGACTGTTCCTAAGTTCGTCTAACTGTTCTTTAGTAGCAAGTCCGGATATGTCTTGATGTTCAGTTAAGTAATTCTTATTTCTTAATTCATTTTTAGTTATATAATCAGTTAACGGTTGGTGTTCCGTCAAATAATGCTTATCCTCTAATTGTGTAGTTGTTACAAAATTAGAAGTATCTATATTAGCTGTTGTTGGTCTGTCTTCTAGTTCTTTGATTTTACGTTTAATCTCGCTATCATCATAGCTTGATGTCACTGGTCTGTTCTCTAGTTGTGTAACTTTATTTTCAACAGCTTCAACAGCTTTCTTTGTAGCTAAGTTTGATATATCCTGGTGTTTAGTCAAATAACCCTTTTCAGTCAACTGGGTTTCTGTAACGTAACCATTAAGTGATTGATGTTGGGTTAAATAATTTTTACCTTCCAGCTGGGCTTCAGTGACATATCCAGCTAAAGACTGGTGCTGGGTTAAATATCCCTTTTTCTCAACTTTTTCAACTGCTTTATTTACAATTGTTTCAGTGTTTGGAATTTCAGTCTTTAAAGCACGTTTTTCTAATTCTGTTGTTGTTGCCAGATTAGTAATGTTAGGTATATCGCTTTTTAAAGCATACTTTTCATTCGCTTGGGCTTCTGTTAGGAATTTACTACCTTTTTCAATTTCCTTAATAGCATTGTCAAAGTCTTCTTTAGTAAGTACATCCACCCTATCAACAATTAGTCCATGTGCATAGAAACGCTCTTTTAATGGCAATTGTTTAGCTTTGTCAATCTCTGAAACCCTAACATTAAATTTAAACCTAAATATATCAGCATCTCTTACTTCTTCGTTTACATAAATGAAACAAATTACTTTTTCGTTTTGAGTGATTAAGCTAGTATCAAACTTAATTTTAGCTTTATTGTCTTCAACAACCGCTTCAGTTTTCCAATACGAACCAGTTTTTACAAATTTGAATAATGCTATTAAATTCTTTCCAGCTAATTGCTCATTAGCAATCTCAAACTCAAAAAGCCCATTGTTTCTATCGTGTGAGTAAAGTTCAGAATATGTGTCTTCTACTTCCCTAGTTTTAGTTGTATTTTCTATCGTGAATTTAATTATTTTTTCCATTGCTTCACTCCTCATCGAAATGATCTTTTATTTTTTCAAGCCTCTTTTTCAAGCCTTTTGGGAATGGTACACCTATTTCAGATAAGTTCTCAATTAGTGACAATCCATAAGTTGCTATAAAAAAGAATATAAACGTTGCTGCTACTTCTTCAAAACCTATGAAATTTAAATAAGGATAAACCGTTACACCTAGCACAAGTACTGCTAGATGTTCGATTAATCCCCTTCTCCCAATTGTTGAATTTAAAGTCTTTGTCACCCAAGCTTTTATCATCCCAGTTAATATATCTAGTACTATTACTCCCGCAAATGCATGTATATAAGCATCGTTAAATAGTTCATAATATTGGTTACCTAATTCGGTTAATGTAATGTGCATTTTCTTTTAAAAAACCGCCTTTCTATAAAATTTAATTGTTCTTACATATTAATCAATCACCGCATGGCCATCACCACCCTAGAAATTTATTAGTTGTTTATTTATCCTCTAATAGTTTTTCAAGTCGTTCTAACCTTGCATTTAAACTCTTAACTTCAGCTTTCAACTCTTTGTTTTCAGCTGATAACTCTTGTACTGCCTTTGTAGTAATATGTAACAGTCTGAAATCATCAATTGTTAGCGTGTTTACATTCTCACCTACTAAGTCAGCTTGTATCTTTTCTACCTCTTGCGCAATAAGCCCAATATTAGTATGTGGCTTAGTATATCCAAATTTATCTGGCTTCCAATCAAATGATTTAAACTTAAGCTTGTTAACAACTTCTAAAGCGTTATGTTCACAATCTTTAATGTTTTCTTTTAATCGTTTATCAGAGTCAGCCCTACCAACAGCAACAGCATAGTCAGCTTGTGTTCCCGTTCCATCGTTAACCCAGAAATGAGTGCCACCTCTACCAGTTTTTAACCCGATCCAAGATATACGATTTAACGTTTTTGTTGTATCGTGTTTACCATTACCACCGATGGCCCTTACTGGTGTATCACCATATCTATTAGTCATTACAGCTGTACCAAGTACGGCCGTTAACTTACCAGTACCAGGGAATACACTGGCCCTAAAACCGCCTTGTATTTCTCCAAATACTGAAAGCCCTACTTCAGCGGGTGTATATAACGGTTTATTAGGGTTCGTTACATCATCAACCCTATAAATGTTTAACCCTTGGTTAAGTCCATCTCCTTCAGAACCTCTGAACTGCATACCATAACCAGCATTTTCACCCCACTTATGTGGCGCACTAATTCTAAGGTTAGCACCTTGGCTGTCTAAGATACCAGTTTCTCCAACAATAAACTTACTACCAGTAAATGTTTTACCATGGATATCATCAGCGATCATAGTTCCCTTGATTTTAACAAGGCCTTCGTCTTGGCCTTCAGCGTTTTTCTCAACACTTAAATTAATAGCACTTACTACCTCGTTTTTCTTAACAGTTAAGTCAATGCTGTCTTTTAATTGATTGATACTACTTTCAAGTCGTTCTTTTACCAGGTCTAAGTCTTCTGGGGCTGGAGTCCATGGCGTTGCTATTGGCCCTTTCTCTAATTTAGGAAATCTGATATATACCTTGTCACCTTCTTCGCAAGTTCCTTGCATTCCCTCTAAATAGAACGTAATATCACGTTCAAATTTATTAATGAATGTATGTGAAAAACGTTGCCATTGTGGTGTTATTTCAAATGTTCCCTCTTTAACTCCTCCAGTACCTTGGCCCATTCTAGTGAATGTAATATCTTTACTTGCTTTAATATCAACACTCCAAGTTAATTGAGTGTCTTGGTATTCAGTTTGTAAGAAGTCCATTAGTAAACAATAAACCCCTTCACTATCATCAACATTATGTTTTGTAAACACTAGCGAACCATTCTGAACAGCCATTTGCCAGTTACTCATAACTCCATGTACATTAGTTAGTTCAGATGTGTTTTTAAGCAAGTTACGACCACCGTTTATAACTTGTTCTCTGAACTCTCCAATTGTTGAATTAAAGTTCTCCATCGTATGATCGAACGTTTTGTATTTCTCCAGGATGTCAGTAATTTCTACTATATCTGGCTTATCGTCTAATCTTTCTCTAGTTAAGTTACTAATACCATTACATGTAGTAAGTACCACTATTTCTATTGGTTCACCGTTCTGTTCTCCATCTGGTATGGCAAGCGCTGGGATGTGGCCATCTTCACTGATACTAACTTCTTCAAATTCGCTCCAATCTGTACGATCAGCGCCCTTATACTTCATTCTTGACACAAAACCTTCAGTTAGTTGTACATTGTCGTAAAATACATCTAAATAAGCTTTAACGCCAGTTGTCTTTTTATTCACATACTTACCTTCAAAGCGAACGTTAGTAGTTAACGTATGGGCTTTTAAGTCTTCTAACGATGGTTGCCATGGTGTTACATCTTCACCTTTTTCAATTTTCAAGCAATTCAAGTAATAATCAACAGCTTGGTCTTGTTTGTTGTAAATAGCAAATATGCAACTGTCAAAGTCATATTCAGCCGTGAACGTTGTTGCAACTCGTTGGCTTATTCCTGGAAGTCCTATTGTCATTACTTCGTTCTGTTGGCCAACTATTTCATTGTTTTTATATAGATACAGTTTAAACTCTATTTCAATATCATTTTCAGTATTTTTTAACATATCCATAGAAACTGTATATTTATCATCTTTTTTAACGTTAAATTTAAACTGATCACTTACCAACCCACGAAATGTATCGGTTGGAGTTCCAATAATTTGAATACCATCACCGAAATTGTCTATACCTTTAACAAAATTTAATTCTAAACCATTGTTGATGGCGTTTGTACTCCAGTGTAATAGCTTGTGTTCAAAGTTTGAATTAGGTAGATAATTTAGGTTTGTTGTTGCTGCTGGCCTTAAATCTTCAACGTTAGGCATCCACGTTTGAGGTACTGTATTCCCATAAGCCATGTAAGGTTCAGCAATCTTAAAGTGGCCGTTCTTTGTTGAGAACATAAAGAATAAGTTATCATCCAAAGAGGTAAAGTCATTTTTAACTTCATACACAAATTCTTTTACCACCCACTTGTTGCGGGGTGTATTGGCACCTAAGTCAAACCCAGCCATTTGCTTGTTGTTTTTATGTGATTTTAAAGCCAGGTGTAAACCGTTATCAAGTGGCACATCATCAAATATATAAATAGGTAATCTGATAACGATTTTTTCACCGCGTTTAAATTCTTTCTTGTCACTTCTAAATGAAATACCTTTCCAAGAATTTCTAGTTAACCCGTTGTTATTAATTTCAACAGAGTTTTTCTCGTTATAATCTTTTTCATTGATAATAGGGTTCGCGCCATTCAACGTATAAGCACTACTATCTTTAATTAAAGTATCTTTCAACAAGTTAAAGTTAAATGCTGAAATTCCATCTTCTCCCAGTATTCTAGTCCAGCTGTATTCTTTAGGATCAGATGGCGGGGTTTTCTTATCACCACTATAGATACCAATATACTTAGAGTTAGAGTCGTTATTCATATCACGACCATCAGCGTTATTAGAATACTTTTTATGTATGTAAGCATCTTTTCCTTTAAGCCCTTCCATATTCGGAATACTTTTTTTAACTTCATCAACAATTTCTTGTGTTTTACCTTCAACAATATTCTTGAATGTCTTTTCAACAATCCCTTGCTCCAGGTGGAATTCTCCAGTATCTAAGTCCCAATAACTTTTACCATCAGCCGCTTGTATTCGTCCAGCTTTCAGTATTCCCGCATTGATTAAATCAAGTGTAGCCCCATCACCATCAAGGAATGTTCTCCAGTTCCATTCTCCGTTGGGTTTTTTAGTGTTAGCTATAGCAATCTTACCAGCCCCCATATAAACTACCTTGGTTGGGTTCTGATCTATTGGTTTATCAAAAGAATAATACCCCGCTGGTAATTCATATTTATTATTGGCTTTAAAATCATAGTTATAACCGTCTTCATTTAAAAACTTATCTGATAATCTTTCTCGTATTTGATCCAACCAATATATTGTATCGTTTTGAAAATTCTTAACATCTTTAGCAAGTTCTATAGTCCTGCTAAATGGTGAACTTGTCACCTTATCACCAATACCAAATTCAGTAAGCTTGTTGTCTGTAAGGTTTCTAACAACCTTAAAAACTCTTGTTTTGTATTTAATTCCTAATTTAGGGTTGAATACTCCAACAGTGTCCCCTAAATCTAAATTACCAACATTTCTGACTGTTGCTTTATATTCAACTTGAACCCTACTATTTTGTTTTAACCATTCATAAGCTAATACAATTAAGCGTTCTGGATCTTCTTCATCTTGAAATTCAACAATCTTAACCCTTGGTTTAGTTCCTTTTTCAAACCCATAAATTTTAGTAAGTGCTGGTATTTCAAGCATTTCTTCCCCAGCTGGTTTATCTACTGGCTTGCCAGCAAACTTTTCCCATACAACATCTTTATAAGTTATTCTTCGACCATAACCGCCAGTGGCCTGCCCATCTTCATCCCTTATTTCTTCACCCTTACCACGACCAATTACAGCTGTGTATATAGCACCTTTTGAGTTTTTCTCTTTAACTGTTAATAAGTCTTTACCATGGATGAATACTTTACCATTATCGCGCCCCATACGTTTAAATACATCCAGGTATCTAGCTGTAATCTTACCTTTAGTAAATTCAAGCCTTGGCGCTATTTCAATCTGTGTTTCTTCCACTAATTTACTAAGCGCTTCTTTTCTTGATAAATAATAGAAATTACCAGAATATAAACGTTGAACGTTAACAGTCCCTAACTGCCAGCTTGAACCATTTAATAAAGTGGTTAAGACTCCAACTAGTTCCTTATTTTGTGGTCTGTAATCTTTAATGTAACCATCGCTTTCCATATCATCAAAAAATTTATGTACTGCTGTAATTTTTACATGTGTTGTACTTTCTTTATCCACTCTATCTATTTTATATAAGTGGAATACATCTTTTTGTTTATAGTCCTTGTGGCCAATAAATACAGCTTTATCGACTAAATCATTATAATTTACTACGACTTCTAACGTGTGAAGTTTATTTAATTCATTCGTTTCTTTTCCTTCCAGAGGATCGACTGCACCTATTAAGTTTTCATTGTTATCAAATAAAAATAATTTTGTCATTAGTATAATCGCTCCTTCGTATGCACTTCTAACAGCTTGCTATTTGTGCTTGTAATCACATCACCTTGTTTAACAGTAAAATCAAAGTCACTTTCAACAAAGTCTATTAAATCGCTCTTATTAGTAGAATTAAGCTTTAATATGTAATCAGCGTTTAAGTCTATTTCTAACACATCACCCATTGCAAACTTGTGGTTAATTACTAGCTTTTTAGTAGTGTTTTCATTTTTGATTATCACCTTATCACCAGTTGATGCTGTTGCCATTTTAATTAACACTGGTGTACATTCATTAGGGTTTTTAGGTAACTTGGTAATAGTCACCCTATTAGTACCAGTATCTTTATCAACGTTCTTATACTTGTAAGGATCCAAGCAAGTAAATGTAATTGTTGCAATAACATTATTGTCAATTTCATCTATATCATCAGCACTTTCAAAAAACGCATTAAAGTAATAATCTGGTTCATCTGTAAACTTAAGCTGTTTAGCTTCTGTTTTATGTAATAATAAATTTAATTTATTAAAATTCTCCCTATAGTTGGCACTAGTATTCTTTAATAGATATTTAACTACTATTTCCCTTGGTTCTAATGTGTTTGCTGTTAGATACTTCCCATCAGCACCAGGCGTTTTGTTAGACTCTATTTCACGTCCAATTAATGCACGTCCCTTAACTGATAGAGTAATAAACCCTGGTAAAACATCTTCTAGCGCTTGGCCATTAAATATAGTTTTAAAAGGAGTAGTCGTTGTGACTACTCCTCCTGGTTTTGTAAAATTATACATATTCTCAATTACCTTTCTAAATAGAATATACTTCTTCAAGCTGGATATTTTGCTTGTTAACGCTATTCACATCATCTACGAACTTACCAAATGCATTGTTACCTAACTGAAGGTTTAACTGCATTGGACGTTTAGAAAAGTCGTATTCAGTACGAACTTCACCAGAAATAATATCGTTTCTTGTTACACCAATATTATTTATATCGCTGTTCAAGTTAGCTGGTGAAACAGCATAATTGATATTGTCAGCCACTTGTGTAGCCAACTTACCAGCATAATTAATAGCTTTTTTCGCTGTATCTTTCATACCAACAACCATTCCCATTGGCACCCATCGTGTTATCTTAGCAACAACCCTAGATGGTGAGTGGATAGCTAAAGCACTTCTAATAGCACTAGCAGCCGCATTAGCGATTGACTGAGCTGTTGCCATTACTGCTCCAGCCCTTGACTGCATACCAGCAATGAAACCATCCATCAGATGGCCACCAGCCGCAACAAATTGGCCATAATAAGACTGTAATGTATTTACTGCTTGGCTTCCCATCTGTTGAACCGTGCTAACTACTGTTGATTGAGCTTGTCTAATTCGACTTTCCAACTGACTCATACTATTTGATGTTGCATTGTTAATGCTGTTAAATGCATTTTGCAACGTTTGTTCCATTTGTGAAGCTGCTTGTTGCACTGTACTTGAAATAGTACTAAAGCTTGAACTAATGTTCGAACTGATGCTTGCCATAGTAGAACTAATGTTACTAGCAACAGAACTAAATGTTGAACTAGTTGTTGATTGAACTTGGCTGCAACCTTGTTCTACTGCACTAGTTACACCTTGCATAGCGCTTTGAACTTGTGACTGCATATTCTGGAAATTTGAAACAACCCCAGTGGCCAAGTTTGCTGTTGCTGTATTTGCTGTATTCGCAACATTTTCCCAAGTCGCTTGGTTAGTCATACTTACGTTATTTAAGCTTGTTTGTGCTGCCATGTCTACTTGTGACATGTTAGCGCCAACCACTCCAGGCATTAGTCCAGTTTGCAAGCTTGCTGCACTGTTAATAGCGGTGAATTGGGCGTTTGCATTCGCTGAAAGTGCATCTAATTGGGCGTTTGAATTAAGTGTCATAGCGCTTAAATTAGCATTTACATTTTCAGCCGCCATCGCTGTATTCGTTGTAGCAGCCGTGTTCACTGCTGCCATATTCATGTTCGCACTGTTTGACATTTGCATAAACTGCATATCAGAGTTCATTACCATTCCAGTAATGTTAGTTAATGCTCCCATTGAACCTATCCCAGTTAGTGACATCATTGAATTAGAGATACTTGTAAAATGTGCAATAGCACTAGCATCTAAATTCGCAAATGATGAACTCATTCCATCAAGTGAAGCTGATGCACTAGCGCTTGACTGTGCTATTCTACTTGCAGCACCTTCAGCAGCCGCTGCGGTTCCTTCTCCACTCTCCTGGGCTTTCTGTTTCATTTGATCCATGCTTTCACTTACTTGTTGGCTTGACTCTTTCGACTTAAGCCCAACATATTCAAGGGCTTTTCCTATTTTGTCACCAATCCACTTGAATACATCACCAATGGCCTTAAATACAGCATCAACAGCATTTCTAAACCATTCACATTTATTATAAAGTGTTACTAGTCCACCAATTATTACAGCTGCAACAATTCCCCAAGGCCCCAGTAAACTCATGAATGCAACCCTTACAGCAGCCAAAACAGTAGTAATAACAGTACCAGCTGCACTTACCACGCTACTAACAGCACCCCATGCAGCTAAAGCCACTTTACTACCATTTACAGCGGCTGACAATACTGTCATAGCTGCTTTAACAGTTGTAACAACCGTTACGATAAGTCTAAATGCTCCAGCAGCTGCTAGAACTGTTGCTATTAAAGTTCTTAACCATTGGTTATTCTGTAATGTCTGGTTAAGCCATGATAAAAATGCATTTACGATGCTTAGCACCACGTTTATTACTGGCGCGGCTGCACTTACTAGAGATCCTAGTACAGAAACAACCATGTTGATAGCTTGCATTGCTATCTGTGCAAACGTAACAAATAATTGTTTAATATTAGTCCAGATTGAGTTCATTAAGTCATGTGTTGTCTGGTTAGTATTGTATAAATGCACGAACGCTGCGACAACAACACCTATTGTTGCGACAACTCCTAACATCGATACACCAACACGGCCAAACACTTCAGATACAGCTGTTAAAGCTGCTTTTACTCCAAGTCCACCTTCTTCAATTGGTTTTAACCATGAGTGAATTAATGTCAACGCTGGTACGACCGCTAAGGCCACCCCAGCTAATGTAATCATCTTAGCTATTAATTGTGCTACTCCTGGGTTTGTTTGCATTAGCGCATTAAACCATTGTAAGAATGCATTAGCAACATTTAAGATTGACATCGCTAACGGTGCCATCCCTTGCGCTAGTAGTGAGAATGTTTTTGCCAAGTTACCAATCAACTGACCAACTTTTGGCGCTGCTTCTTCGATGTATTTAACAAAGTTCTTAAATGCTTGGTTCTGACTTAATTGACTGCTCCACTCTCTGAAACGTCCCATAAGTCGTTCAAACCAACTCATTGCTGTTGCTGCCATTGGCCCAAACGCTGCGAACATTTGAACTAACCCAACTGCTAAATCACGGAATGCACCCCTAATTTTTGGCATGTTCTCATTCACGTAATTCGTAAATTGTTTCATCCCTTGACTATCAGCCAGCTTAGCACTCCATTCATCAACTCGCTTACTCATGTCTAAGAACCCTTGTGACATACTAGCAGCTAATGGCCCAAACGCAACCATTAAACTAGCTAATGAACGACCAAAGAAACCAACACCACGCGCAACTTTATCCAGTGTACTTGCACCGTTACTATTTAAGTAATTAAAGAAACGCTCCATTGGCGCGCTATCCATTGATTCATTCAGCGACTTAGATAAATTTTTCATTACTCCAGAAGAGTCCACCATTAAGCCGTTAAGTTTATTCAATACTTTTCTAGCAGCTTGAACTCCATTATTGAACGTTTCAAAGTTATTAGACTCTAATTGGTCTGATAACTTCTTATGATCTTCCTTAAGTCCGTTAACAGAGTCCCTTAAAGCTTCCATCTCTTTAGTTCCTGGGCCTTCACCTTTCATAAAGTCCTTGAACTTTTTCATGTGGCCAACTGCTGTAACTGCAAATGCTCCAATAGCAGCACCCGCAACGCCAAAGGCACTAGTAAGCCCTAGTAAGCCACCAGTTAGCACTCCAGTCATCGCCCCACACGTAACTAATGCTCCAGTAGCAGCAGCACCAAAAGCCGCGATTGATGGTATTACAGCTATGAATGTACCTTTTAAAATATTACCTAGTACAACACCCCAAGATCTGATCGACTCAGCAATGTTGTCTAAATCTCTATAAAAACGCTCGTTTCTTGCTCTAATTTGCAAGAATATTTCTTTTCCAATTTGTCTAGCTTTTAAGTTAGCTATTTCTTTTCTGAATAAAGCCGTTCTGGCCTTAACATTAATGTGGTAGTCCCTTTTCTTTGCTAATAACGCGTTTAACTTAGCTGTAAAGCCTTTTGTATCAGCATGAACAGAAACTTCTATCTTTTTACGCAAACCGCTCTCACTGGCTTTTAATTCAGCCATTTTCTTGCGATATTCGCTAATATCTAATGTGACTGGCTTTTTAATATGATCCTTGCTCCACTGTGTTGCAATAATCTTAATTTCATCAAGCTTACGTTTAGCGCGTGTTATATCAGCATCTATAGGTTTTGTTTCTTCCCTAGATACTTCACGCGCTTTTTCGTTAACTTGGTTCAATTTAGCAATGGCCTTAGTCACGTTAGCATCAACGTCCTTTGTGCTTTCTTTTGCTAATTCTTTTGCTTTTTGGTCTACTCGTTCCATTTTTGCCATTGCTCGTTTTACATCAGCATCAATTGGTTTTGTACACTCAAAAGCTGTTTCTTTAATTTTCTTGTCAACTTGTGACATCTTACGTAAGAAACTTGATATATCAGCACTTATCTTAGCATTAAAACGTTCCTGCATAGCGCGCACCCTCCTTCTAAATTCTATTTTTCTTGGTAATCGTTAAACCAGTTTCTAAGGGCTTCAGTTTGCTCCTTAGAATACACTTGGCCTTTTTCTTCATTATTCTTCAGAACTTTCTTGCGGGCCTTATCTCCATTAAATAGCTTTTTAGATGTAATTCGTTTTTCATTATTAGCACGCGCATTAAATATAGCAGCGATTGAAAAGCGTTCTAGTTCGTCTACTTCATCCAGGAAAGCGCCTTTTAAAAAGTTCTGATATTCCCTATTAGTCCATGAATACATCAACTGCACATCATAAACTTTTAAATACCTTGATACACTTTGCTCAAAGTCATCAAAATTTATACCGTTACTCCCAGATCTTTCAGTGACTCCTTGATCATTTGATAAGCTCTCTTGTTGTCTTCCTTCTCCGTTTCCGTCTTCCCTTGAGTATTTAAGATCGTTAAGCCATCTTTCAACTTCGCTGCTTTTCTTCTGAAAAAAGCACTATCATCCAACACACTCATTGCTTCTTTAAATAATTGTAAAGTATCTCCTTCTTCATCAATTCTTTCTTGTAAAGCTTGTTCAATATCTTCACGCTTAAATTTTCGGTTAGGTATATAAGCTGTACCGCAATCCCAGAATTTTACAAGTGCTTCTTCATCGTTTTGGATAATTCCCATAAAAATATCTGAAAAAGCATCTGTTTGTTCGTTTCCATTTTGATATTCTTGCTTAGCACGTTTAGCAAATGCAAACGTTCCTTTTGCTTCGTATTCGTTTCCTTTAATAGTTAAAAATGCTGCCATTGTTGTATTCTCCTTGTTTTTAAATAAAATTATAAAGGGTGATTATTCACCCTTTATTATATGCTTTCTACTCTTGCTGGTTGGCCACCTCGTTCAGTTGCCACTTCACTAGCTGGCGCCGTTACTTTTTTGTACGTACATTACCAGTAGTTTCTCCTGGTTTTTCAAAGTCGTAACTTCCAGCGTTTAAGAACTCGTCTGGTAATTTATCTAACTCACCAAGTTTAGACTCACCAATTACCTGTAAAGTTCCGTTTAACTCAACAAACCCATCAGCTGGTTCTTCTTTCTCAACTGACTCAATTAAGCAACGCGCAAATACTGCATCGTGTTTTTCGTTAGCTTTTAATGTCTTATCGATAAGCCATGCTTTGATCTCTTTCTTATCTTTAATAGCGCGCATAACTTCTTTTTGACCTTCATCATCACTTTCACCATAACAAGTAAATTCTAGTGACTCTGATGTTGGCCCATAAGCTAACACACGCCCAAATTTAGTTTGTTCATCAGCTAAGTCATTTTCAATCGCATGTTTAGTTTCTGTTAAACTTCCAACGATGCAACCTTTATCTCCTTTAGCTTTATCTTCCACTTGTAATATTAATACTGTATCTTTACCACTTTTTGGCATAGTTTAGTTCTCCTTTATATAAAATTTAAGTCTTAGTATTCCATGTTGTGTGCGGCCATCTATATCATCAAAAACAGTAAGTGTTAGCATTTCAGTTTTAAAGACTTTAAATTCTTCATTTAACTCTAAGTATTTCTTTGATATAGTCTTAAGCGCACTATCTAACATTTCATAACATTCTTTTTTACCTTTGTAATTGCTCCAGGCGTGAATTGTGAAAATCACTTCTTCACCAAAATTAGTTTTAGTAATAAATTCTTTAGTTTCTGGAGTACCAACAGCTAAATAAGGATATTCAGTACTATGTTCAACATAATCAAATACCTTATATCCAGTTTCTTTTAACCTTTTAAACAATGCTATTTGTAAAGGTAATAGTGATGTTTTTATCATTGATTATCTCCTTCCTAAAGACTACTTAATTCAGATATCCAGAACGCACGACCAATTTCAATTGATGGATACCAGAACGGTTGCGGGTGCATACCATACATTGTCACCCACCTATTTAATTTAGTTGAATAGAAACGCCAAGGAATTTTTTTCGCTCGACTTCCTCTAGTTGCATATATACCAGTACCAAATTCCACGTATATCCCGTGTTCGGCTCCAACTAGTACATCAGCGGTGAACCCACCAACAGAACTTTCTATCGATCCTCTTAATTGGCCTTCATCAACTGGAGCAAGCCCCTTAGCATTGTCTTCTATTGTATGGGCTGTTCTTGCTACTATCCTTTGTACTTTCTTACTTACCTTTTGAGTATAAGCCCTCGCATATGCTTCTAATGCTGGGTTACCAAACTTTATTGACATCTTCTAATAGCAGCCCTTATAATCTCTTGTTGGCCGCCTTGATCTTCAAAGTCACTTACGAACTCGTACCTAACACCCAAATAAACTATTATCATATCTTTTGCAAGATGTTCTAATTCGTTATATCTGAAATATAAGTATCTATCAAAAGTAAATTCTAATCTAGCAGCTTGCAAGCGTTCGTTACTGCTTGGAGTGTCAACAAAGCACTCTAATTGCTTAACCACTTCATCAGTTTCAGTATGGCCGCCCGCTTCGTCTTCAATGTATTTTTTGGCGTGTACTTCTACGATGTGTGGAAACTCATTAAAAAGCATGGAATTTCAACCTTCTATATGGCGTTAGCAATGAAAGCATACTTTCGGGATATTCAGTATTGTAAGTATAAGATACTGTTCCCATTGATCTAGATTTTAATTCAACTGGTACCATATTTAGTTTTATTGCTTTAGAAATAAACAGTAAAACGGCTTGTGGTACTTCGTCATCAAAGTCATTATTACAATAAGCTTTCACCCAGTCTAAGCAAATAGAATAGTATAGAGTGATAAACTCATCATGTTCATCACTCTTAATGTTGGATAGCATTTTAATTTTTTTTAGGTAATTATTCATCTGTATCAGCTTCTTTTACTTCTTTTTTAGCTGCTTTCTTAGGTGCAGCCTTTTCCTTAACAATAGTATATTTCTGATGCGCATACACGTTCTCATATGCAAATTCAGTAACCTCTACTATTCGACCATCTGGCGTTTGTACCTTAATCAAGCCATTCACCTCGCTTATTTATTTATTAAAGTGCTTTAGGTTTTAAAGCAGCAAATGCATCATCTTTAACATTTAAGTAAGCAACATGCATTGTAGCTCTTAGCGCAAACATATCTTGCTCAAATAGGTTTACAGGTTTACCATCAGCACCTTGGATAGTTGATAATTGTGCATCAGTTGATACTGCATACTCAATGTCTTGTAACACTCCGTAACGTGCATAATCCCAGTCACCAGTTAAAGCAACTGCTTTAGTTTTGTCAATGATATCTTTTGATGTGTATGAAATTGGTAATCCTAAGATCTCATTTGATTTAGAATCAAACATTGGATATCCATTTGTATCTGTTACACTTCTCATTTTAGCTTTAAATGCTCTTGATGTTAATAACCCGTTTGGATCATGTTCATCAGCTTCAACTAATGCTAATAAGTCAGCTAAATCAAAGTAAAGGTTTTTCCCAGTACCTTCAGTAACTGTTTTACTTTTAGCTTCAGCCATTTCAAAGATTGATTTACCAGTACCCCATGGTGAGTCAGTACCAAATAATACAGCTGAGTCAAACGCTCTATAGAATGCTTCAGCGATTAATGGTGCTGCAATTTTCATAAAGTCTTGAACGCTGTAACGTAAGAACTCTTTAGAGAATGGAATAATAACACCAAGTTTTTTAGTTTCCATTTCAGCTTGTTTCCATTCAACCTTAGATGTTTGAATACGTTCAGCTTCTGACACCCAGTAAGCTCCAGGCCCTTTAGCTAAGAATGTGAATTTTTTCTTAGGTTTTCCTTGCATATCCTCATATTTAGCTAACTGCATTACAGCTGAATTTTTAATTACTTCTTTTAGTACTAGTGTACCTTCAGACTCTGGAATTTTACCAGTTTTCGCATCTTGTAATAATACGTTATTCGGGTTATGTGGTTTTGTTGTCATATAAATTTACCTCTTTACTTTCTTATATTGAATTGATTAGCTATTTCAGCTATATTGTTTGAATTGTTTTGGCCACCTTCAAAAGTTTTCACTTCACGGCCATTGTTTTTGAACTTAGCATCTACTTGGCTTTGTACAGCGTTTTGGAATAATTCGTTAAAGCTTTCTAAGTTTGTGTTAGTTTCATCTTCATCATTACCAATTAAATGATTGACAAAATCTAAAGGTAAGCCAAGATCATTAGCTTTCTTCATAGCTAAATTAGTAAGCTTTTCACGTTCTCTTTCCAGTCTATCGCTTTCAAGTTGTGCCTTAAGTTCTCTTATTTCTTTCTGTTCTGGAGTTTCTCCAGGGTTACGCTTAGAAACTTCTTCATCAACAAGCTTACTTAAATTATTATCTTTCCAAGTTTGTAACCCTTTAGAAAAGTGGCTGTCTAATCTTGGTTGTAACAGCTTTGCGCCTTCTTGACTATCTAAGTAACTGTTTACTACTTCGGCCGTTGGTTTCTTCAGTTCGCTTAGATATTCACTAACCGCGCTATCTTGTGAATTAGTTTCTATAAATGTTTTGACTTCGTTTAAGTCCATGTGTTTACCTCCCGCCCATTAAGTTCGCGCCTTAATGTTCTGATGTATTTTATTTAGATAGTTTAATGTCATATCCAGGACAATTATTATTTCTTTATATTTTCTTTATAAAGTTCTTTGTTATCTTTAATAAAATCTTTGCGCCACTCGTTGTAAGTGACATATTCTATTTTTTTATTAGGTGCAACCACTTCACGCTTAGCACGCTTTTCAGCTTCACCCTTGCTTAAATCTTCATGTTTAATTAGTTCCGTTATCCTCTTGGCCAGTTTCTTCTGGTACTTAGGATCGTTGTAATTCCTCGATGTTCTGAACTTAGGTAAACCCCTTAGTACATGGCATCGACAATTTATATCCTCGCTTGGTACTCCAAACATCCTTGGCCCTTTAGCTTTATGGCCGCCACTGTGAAAGTAACCATCTTCATCAGCTTTACGACCGTCTAGCGCTGCATGTGAAGCCCTAACCCTGCTATCTAAGGTTGCTAACCAGTACTTGTTTACTGATATACCAGCCTTCCTTAATTGCTTATCACTTTCTAAAGTTGCCATTGTTCTAGCGCGTCCATTCTCTGTACGTACAACGCGGCGCGCCTTAGTTGCGCTTATTCCTACCTTCTTACTAATCTCCTGGGCTGTTTTCTCATAGCTATCACCCTTGATAGCACCTTGTGTTATAGTCTTCTGTATCTCTCTTACTATCTCACTGCGATGTTGTGCTAATACGTTAGGTAGTTTCATCTTATCAATAGGGTTGTTAAGCAGCTTATTAAGTACATTTTCGCTTGGTATGTCAAAGCCCATCTCTATAGCGCTTTGTATCTTGGTATCATAGATATCATAAATACGTTGCTCCAGGAATACATTCCTATTAGAGTTTCTAATCTCTTTTAAGATGCTCTTATATGCTCCAGTAGTCTTACTCTCAAACTGTTTCATGAACTTTCTTAATCGTCCATACTTTGATAACTGCGACCAAGTAAGCTGGCCACCTTTGCTAAGTGATCCATACATCTGGCCAAGTAAGCCCAGGTACTCTTGTGTTAAGTTCAAGAATACCTGGTCAATGGCTTCATTCGCTTCAACGCTATACTGCGCTATCTTTGCTTCTAGTTCTGTTAACATCTTCTTCACCTTCAATCGGTTCTAGTGGCTCGTTAGAGTATCTTAAAGCTTCTTCTTCTAGCTTTTCTTTCTCAAAGTCAACATCATCTATTAGAGTTGATTGACTTAATCTAGTATCTTCACTCACAACCCCTTGTAATGTTGTTAGTATTTGTGCTTCTTCTAGTCTGTTTACTGGTACATTTCTTGTAAACGTGAAATACATATCCAGGTAAGACTCATCATTTAAGCTAAACCCTCTATGTTTCCAAGCTGTAAATAAAACTTTAAATTGATACATTAAAGCACTCTTGAACTTACGTTCTGAAACTATTGACTTGTTCTCTAGTGCCATTAGTTTGTACCTAATCGCAACACCAGAACTATTCCCGCCAAATGTTTCATCATTAAAGTTTACAGTCTTAGCAAACTTAGAAATGTTATCATCTAAAAGCCCAAGCACATTCATTATAATTGTATCGTTAACATCTTTAGTTAAGTACTTGATATCCATTCTTTCATCAATTAGTTCAAATACTCCAGTCTTATGTAACTGTTCCAAGGTTTCTGGATCAGCACCCATTCCCTTAAGTACCAAGTAAGCAAGCCTTCCAGCTTCTATCTCACTAACTGCACCAGACACTATTTTGTCATAAGCATCTATTAATGTGTACACTTTTTCAGCATCACCCATTAATTCATCGTTGTTCTTAACTCCGAACAGTGGCACATGCTCGAACATATGTAATTGTTGATCAACAAAATTTATACTTCCGTTTTGACCTTTAAAGTAATAAATGTACTTATCATCGTAAAATTCACATTCAATATTATTGTCATTGTCAACCGCATATCGCATAGCATATACTGGCTCTGAAATGTTATCACCAAAGAATACAGCTTCCCAAGGCTTGATATTTTTAATACGTTCATTACCTTCTAAGTCGATGTAACATAACCTTGCTGCATAACCGCAAATAGTGGCCAGTTTACCAAGTTCACTGTCTAAGTCTTCAGCTAAGTTCCTTAAGTTAAAGTTTTTAATCTTTTCTTTAAGTTTGTCATCTTCTTTGTCATAGTCGTACACAATAGGTACACCATACATATAACCAGTTTTAGTATCGACAATATCACTATCGTAACTGTTAGCAACTGAATTATGTATCTTGTCATCGATACGATAAACATTACCACCAGTTTCAAAGTCACCCAGCTTAACCGCTTCTTGTTGAAAAATAGGTACTTCAACGCCTTTATAACGGTTGTATTTAGTCTTGTTTTTGTTCATCTTAGCAATGTTCTTTTCTATTACCTTGATGATTATTTCTTTTGTTATCCCACTTGCCTGGATCTGTTCAATAAATTCATTATTAGTATTCATCTAGCGATCAGCCCCCTTTCTTCTAGCTTTTAATCTCATATGAGAGTATATAGCATATCTCATTGAGTCCATCACATCATCATTTTCTTTTACTGGGTTCCCAGTCTTTTCATCCCATACATAGTTGTAAATCTCTTTCTTAAACATTTTAACCTTGTCAGATACAACAAAAAAGCGGCCAAGCTTTATAAGTCTTGCCACTTCCTCTATCCCACTTAATACACTCTTATCAGCGTTTATGGCCCTTATACGTTCCCGTCTGAAGCGTTCAACGTGCTCTGGCCTTGCACTATCACAATAAAAGTTTATGTTACCATATCGCGCCTTTATATCAAGCGCAACATCAGCCCAATAATCTATTTCTTTGAATTGCTTAGCATGTTCCTCTAGTAAGTACCAGTTGTTTAGCTTGTCTATACCAAACACCACTATACTACCAAAGTGACTGTAACCCCAGTCAACTCCAGCTATGTAAGTTTCAAACTCAACATTATCAACATCATTAATAAAGTGCTTGTTACTATCAAAATCACTGTACACAACACCTTCACCAGTCACCCATAACCCTCTAATATCTCTATCGTAGAACATACCAGAAGGCGTTGACTCTTTAATATTCTGGATATACCTTGGTGATAAGAATGTGTTATCATCTAATTCAAAATGATAAGATATTATGTTTTCGCTTTTGCTATCAATATATTCTTTCTTTAACCAGTGTTCTGGGTTATCTGGGTTGGTATCAAACACAATCCTAGCACCATCACCAGAACAGCGTGATATGATCTCTTTAAACACTTTCTCATTGGCCAGGGATGCTTCATTGACATAAGCCCCAAAGGCTGTCATACCTCTAATACCACCTAAGCCCCCTATTGTACCAGTGAAGGCCTGCACGACCTTAACACCGAACAACGTAAATGAGTTGTGTTTATCAAACTTAATGTCTAGCTGATATCTATTGTATATCTCTTGCAATACGTTGTTTTGAATAGTCTTACTCGATACACCAGCTAATATATACATTGGTTCTTTTATCTTAAGATTATCAGCAATCTTACGAACCCTTATTAATTCCCTTAAGAATATATCATTATTAATAACAGTCTTACCAGTTCGCTTAGCACCGTGTAAGCCCAGTATAAAGAAGTCTTCTGTATTTGTTCGCTTAAGTATTTCAATCTGTTTAGGGGTGTACAATCTATTTAAGTTCATTGATCTCACCATCCACCAACTTGAACAAGTCTGAAATCTTATCTTCTTGACTGTTATTTGTATTTAGTTCAGCTTCAGCCATCTTAGCTTGTTGCGCTATTAATTTAGTTCGTGCTTTCTGTTCAGCAATATCATGCTTATCTTTAACGTTTGTAACCTTGGTAATAGCTTCAAAGGCTCTTACATTTCCGTTAGCCGCTTGCTGAAACATCTGGAAAGCTAACAGCATTTCATTGGTTGCTTCAAACCCTAGCGACTCTAACAAGTCTTTAGCTTTTTCACCAGTGACATCAGCGGCCAGTATTACCTCTAACGCTTTCTTAAGATCAGCTTTCTTGCGCCGTGCTTTATTAGCAGCATGGGCTCCTCTCCTTGATAGTTCTTTATGGTGGGCTGGATCCAGAGTGCCAAAAGGTTTAAGGTTTGCTAAGCTTTTTTCATTACCATTCCCAGCCATAATTTATTCAACTCCTTTAGTAATTCAAATAACCTTTCGGTCTAATCTTTTTATTTTTTTCTCTTAGGAAATTTATTCTATTTCTAATAGCATCATGTTCCTTTTTCTGGTCATGTGGGTTAAGTCTTTGCGCTTTTATTTCTAAGCCATCCATTAACCTAGCATATCTAAATTGACTATACCTTTTCGGTTCATAAAAATTATGGTTAGTACCTTTATGGCCGTTAGCGCGTTTAACTCTTTCTTCTCTTAAAAATCTTTCGTGATTAGTTCGTCTTCTTATTATTCGTTTCAACCCTTTTTGAGTTGTTGCATCCAGCTTATTAGGGTTAGTTCCTATCTTATAGTTATTAGTCTTTCTAATGGCAACTATACCATTACCATGAACACCTTTATTCTTTAATCTTCCAGAACTCGCTCCTCTACTTCCCATTTTTATCACCTTCTTTCATTCTATCGGTTACAGCGTTGCTAATGTGTATTACTTCAACACCTTCACCATAATCAATTTCTAATTCACCACCATACACAATTAATCTTGTTGGCTTTAACCTATTTAACATCTCACGAACTCCCGCTTCCCAAATTGCCATTGCATCGCTATCCCTTTTAACTCCAATAGTGGATATAGATAACGTTGAATTACTTGGTAAGCCATCGAAACAGAAGTTAAAGCTATCCTTACCAGCCCATGAAACGGTTGGTATTACTGTTAAGCCATGATCTTGCATTATCTGACCAATAAGCCTGCTTCTGTACACATTCCAGACCATCATTGCTATTGGCATATCCATGTATAAACTAAAGTCTGGCGTTAGAACACAATCAAAGTTTGTTAGCTTTTTAATGTAATATTCTGGGCGTTGCCAAATTCTTTCAAATTGGTAATCATCCAGGTAAAAGTGAACGCCCTTGCGATAATCTGGCTTATTTAACACGTAATTAAAGCCTTGCAAGTCAGTTGGCTCATGATCAACGCCATCAATATAAGGCATCTGATAAAAGCCTTCTGTACGTTTTTCATCGTAATCAAATAGGTTATACTGTTCTATCGTTGTATCGCGGTGATGTTCTTTATCATCATCTTCATCAATTTCATTGTTGGTATTATCCAACTCAATTTCAATAGGTTCAAACTCTAACCCGAACTTAGTCATATCAATTTCAATGTCTTTCAGTTCGATGTTGAGTATCTCATTGTCAAAACCCGTTGCCATATTCGTAGCATTTGCAGCCAAGATATAACCTTTCTTTTCATCCTCTGTTAAGTGTTCTAACCTAACATAAGGCACTTCAGTAAGTCCCAACAACTTAGCAGCTTCAACACGCCCGTGGCCACTCAATATCATGTTATTTTCATCGATCTCAATCGGATCATTGAACCCGAACTCTTGAATTGAGTTGGCGATATGTTCTATTTGCGCGCGTGTGTGTACCTTAGCGTTGCGCTTGTACTCCTTCAGTTTTTCTAATTCGATTTTCTCTCGGTGCATTCTCGTTCTGGCTCCCTTCTTTTTCCTCTTTTAAGCATAAGAAAAAGCGCTATTTCAAGCGCTTTATAAAGGTTTGTATAAAAATAATTTATGTTACATTCCAAAATAACAAATAAGAAGAAAAAATATTAATAAAAATTAGCTTATTATCAACAGAATTTTTTGTAATTGTTTAACGGAAAAGCAAAGGTATTTTATGCTTAATACGTTGTTTATATATAAAATTAAGTAAGTAATTATTACATGTTGGGAAATATTGTGGAAAACCCAACACATAACCAGAAATATATACATTTTTTTAAATGAAAAGGATCAATTATCTAACTCTAAACTCCTGCAACTAAGTTCAGTAATTAATTAATGGCTGCCTTTCCGTTAAATTCTTACAATACTATTATAGCACATAAAAATGGCTCAAATGGCTCAACTTTTATGAATTATTTATAATTGTTAAAAAATCTTCTAACAAGCTTTTCTGTTTACGTTTAACCGTTGATATATGCATATGATATTTACAAGCAATATCATAAATTTTCATCCTTGGTTTAACCAAATACCTAGCGTGTATAAGTCTGTATTGTTCTTGGTCTAGTCCATCCAGAAAAGTATCGATACACTTTAGAATACGTTTATTTTCCTGGTACTTCTTATTGTCTAACTTTTTAATTAAATTCCTTTCGTTTTCCCTTCCAGTCTTTTGAGTGCTTATCTCACTCTTATCCCCTGGTTGTCTACCATTCAAAAGAAAGTCATTGCACTCCATCCTAATGTTATTGTAGTTCTCTAAAAACCACTTAGCATCCTCTTTAGTGTAACCCATTCACTTCATCCCTTTCAATAACAAACTCCGTGATTTCTAATTCTTCAATGAACTCTAGCACCCCAATTGCACGGGAGTTCATATATTTTTCATTCAGCTTTTCGGCCAAGTCTTTAGAATTAATCACAATTTTGTTCTTATTCTTCTCGTCTATTTTTGCCTTTAGTACAATCATCAATCAACAACTCCTTTATTCTTTCCCCAAACTCCTTAATAAACGCCCCTGCAAGCTCTTCAGACTTAAGACAAGGCAATAACCCTAAATGGTTTATAGCGTGCCTTCTAGCTATATAGAAATGGCCAGTAGAGGGTGTAATTTCAATACAATACTTATCCTGGTGAATATTACACCAATTAGGTTCCCATCCATCATTATATATATTGGCCCAGTTCTCCATATCAAAGATTAAACGGCGTTTTGCATCATAATTTCTAGCTTGTTCTTCAGTCTTGAATAACAACCCACGTTTAGCACACAGCATAACAGTCCTTCGATCATATGCACTAGTCAACCAACAAGAACCATCTTTCTCCAGTATGTAATACTTGGTTAGTACTTCTTTTTCATAATCAGCTTTTTGTTTTAACATATCTTTTACTTGTTCATTCATTACAATTCCACCCCTAACGCTTTCAACTCGTCTATAAGAAACTCATTTCTTCTTTCAAACATTATTACTATAGATTTTTTCATGGTATCTGGTACTATGATCCCGCCTGGTTTAAATTCTGGCGTTACCAAGTCAACATGTATATAAAAATCACAATTAATATTTTGGATAATAAGTCTATTATTATTCATTTCATTCAATATAGTTTGAACTGCACTTAAATCTTCTAATTTCATTAATGTAACACCTCTTAATTTATTCTTGCTTTTTCAATAGCTCGTAATACTTCATCAACTGTAGCCAATACCATCTCGCTAGTAGAAGTGGTTTTTATCTCTGTTACTTCGTTACCTATTACAGTTTTATCCCTTTCAGTGAAAGTTATAATCTCATTAATATTTATGTAAACCTCTTTTCTTTCACGATTTAGCATTTTTATAAATCTTACATCTTTTTTACTTATTTCATCTTTTATTTCTCTTAATATTCCTTCTATTCGGCTTTCTCTAACTTCATAACCTAAACTTTTAAGATCCATTGACTAACACCTCTTTTATTTCATTTCATGCAAACTAATACATAAATTAGCAACACCCCAAATTACTGTAAATAAATATACATATTCTGATTTTAAATTCTCTCCAAAAATCTTTAGAACTAACCCTACTAATACCATTAATACAAGCCATTCAAATATATATCCTAACATTTCAACAACTCCTTATCTTCGTAAATATTACCAAGCACAACGCAACCATCATGAGTTGTACCATCCAATAAGAAGCTTAAATTAGGTTTCTCATACTCGACCTTAGAACCAAGCATCTGATCTATTGTTTCACAAACTTCATCTATCCTATTTTTCATAACATACAACTCAATAACATAAGCACCATACTCATTTTTGCATATCACTCCTCTAAGCGTTCCAACATCTGGATGTCTTCGCACATATTCCACGATATTCCCAGTATAAATATTGGCCCCGTTCTTATCTTTGAACCCCGTGTTATCCATGAATTCACAATTTGAAAAACTTAATGTTATTACAGTATTATCTCCGTTGTTATCAATATTTCTAACAACAAATAATTTATAATCAAAATCGATTTCTACCACTTCTAATACTTTCTTGTCTTTCTTACTATAAATCTTAGGTTGTAACATATTACTCACTCCTTTTAGTTAAATCTTACTTATCACCAACGAAAATAAGAATTTTAACCTTACTTTCTGCTGGTATAACTTTAATATCAATAATTTCTTCAGTTTCCTGGTTAAACTCTTGCAAGTCAATAAACTCATTATTAATATAACTTGTAACAAAGTTCTTAACTCCATCTACTGTTGTGCAATCTAGTTCTTCAATTCTATTTAATTTATTAAACATATCTTTCTAATCTCCTTGATCTTCAATAATTTCATCTTCTTCATCGTCTTCAACTTCTATAAGCACGTATGAATTACCATTCTTGTACCTTTCGTTCCCATAAGCCCATATTGTACTTTTTGGCTTTCCAGTGTACCTGCATATTTCTGGTATAGTTCCCATGCAAATGAATGTATCACGATGATAAAAAGCATAAATCTTTTTAAAAGTTTTTTTCTTTGCCATATTTTTTTTTTACTCCTTCAAGAGTTCAAATTTCAAAATAACTAAGATTTTATATTTTTCATCAGAAGCCCATTCTGTGTCAGCTAAGCAATAACCAAGCTGCTTGTTTTGTTTAATTTTTTGGATAATCTCCCACGGTGTAGGGTTAAACAAACCAACATAAATAACATCATTAAAGTCATTATTATCATTGTTACAGTTCATAACCTTTCACCCCCAACGCTTCACATAGTTTCCTTAATGTTCTGTAACGACAATATTCAACACCCGTTCTTCTTAGGTTTCTAATACTACCAATAGCAAGCCCAGTTTTTTCGGATAACTCAACCGCTGTAATACCTTTTTCGTGCATCACCTTATCGAACTTACTTCTAAACTTACGTTGTCTTTCCATTGTCATCACCTTCCTTTTCTTCTAATTCCCAGGCCATCAACTTATCAACATGGTTTTTCATCTGTTCCACCATATAACTCTCAAAGTCAAAGCCCAGTTCTTGTTGTAATGTTTCTAGCATCATTTCACGATCATAATAACGACCGCTTCTCCAATCTAGTGTTACATCCAGGTACCTATCCAAGAAATCAATCAATCTTTTCTTACCAAAATGATGATCTTGCCTTAAAGTCCATGCTATTGCCAATGCACAATCAACAAACATAACTTTCTTTTCTAAGTTCACCAAGCTGGCCAGATCCTTAGCACGTTTATTAAAGGCCATTTCTTCTTGAATACGTTCCTGGGTGCTAATTCTTTTTTTATCTTGTTTACTCTTTTTCTTCTTAACCTTCTTAACCATTGTTATCCTACCTTCTTTTATAGCTCGTAAGCTTTAACAAAAACACCACTGATTTTATCGTACCTTTTTTCACTAACCACCTTGCTGACATGTGAATCATCCTTCCAGAACCCCATATAAGTCATTCTATCAATAAATGTCTTAGCTAAGTTGTCAGCATCTGGCTTAACAATATGATAGTCACCAGGTTGTTTATCTTTCTCCACTGGGAAACACCAATATAATTCCACCCCAATAGGCGCATTTAACATTTCATCTTTATGTTTCGGAGCGAACCCAGCAAGACCATTTTCAAAAATACTTTTTGCTTCCTTCAAACGCGGTGAGTCAAAAATAATTGGCTTACCATTTTTAACCGAAATAATTTTATCCTGGTGAGTAACCTTTGGAATTTTTTTCAGTGGGACAAAAAACTGAATTGCCATTTTTAATTTTCACTTCCTTAACTCCATTTTATTTTTTTACCATTTTCCATTTTTTATTTTTT